CAAGATAAAATGTTGTTAGCATATCACAACAGAATAATTGAAAAGTTATCGGCTATTTAGATTAATTACAAATTAGCAAAAGTAATAATCGTATTATATAAAAATAGATATTTGAAAAATGTTTAACAGAAAACAATTCAGCGAAGACAAATGAACAGATTTAAACAAAATTACATATTGCGATTAGAAATAGAATTAGAATCATTAGGATTAGTAACAGAGCCTAAAATGAAAACAAGGTCAATCCAAGAGGAAAACTATAAAAAAGGGCGAATGAAAGTTTATAAAAGGAAAATTGAATTACAGGAGTTAATAAATAACTTGAAAGGTTGTAAAGTGGATGGGAGTACAATTTGAACATTATATAAATTAAACTATGACACCTAAAGAAAAAGCAGAACAAATGGTACGCAAGTTTTCAATCTTGTTAAATTATGATTTTGTAACCGATTTAAGATGGCACGACCCTAATTCAGAAGACAGGAATAGGCTTGTAAAAAAAGATGCGAAAAAATGTGCTTTAGCGGCACTTGATTGGATAATTCAAACAGGTATAGGCACTAATAATTATTGGTTAGAAGTAAAAAAAGAAATAATTAAACTATGAGCATATTTAACATTTTTAAAAACGAACCAAGCCACAAAAACGCAACCGAAGCAGTAAGATGGCATCTAAACCATTATGGTAGTATTAATCAACGTGAATGTTTAGACAAGTACGGGAACTGGAGATTGTCAGGGATTATGTTCAGACTGAAACGTCAAGGCGTAAACTTTGAAACCACCGAAAAGAAAGTTATGACCCGGTACAACATCGAAACAGAAGTTACAACTTATCACTTAATAAGATGATAGAAGATTATCCAACCTTTTCTGATTTTTGGAAGCTAACAAACAAAATTGGGCGAAAAGAACTTTTGGGAAAACGATGGTTAAACATTCCCCATTGGAAGCGAGTAGAAATATTTAATAAAGCATTAGGAGATAGAGTGAAAAAAGACCCCGAATTTTACCTAAATATTGGAAGATGGAAGAAATAGAAAGCATAAACAACGGAATTAAAGAACTATCAGAGCAGATGGTAAGTGAAAAGTCAGTAGATAAGCAGATTCTTATATGCAGAACTATTGTAAAACTTCTGAATCATAAACGGGAACTTGAATTTAAGGCAATGAAACATTTGTAAACTAAACACTATATTTGTATGGTTGAACCGAGATTGTATAATACAGCATTTGACTAAAGTATCTTACATTAAAGACACTTGTAGAATTGCAGGACATTTATCAGATGATTTATTTCAGCATATATGGGTTAGGATATTAGAATTTGACCACGTTAAATTAGAGCAGATTTATTTAAAAGGTTATTTGCAGTTCTATATTTATCGGATGATAGTAAACGAAGCCCGAAATAAAAACAATCCATTTTTAAAAAACCATAAGCATATAGATTTAGAATTTACTTTTGCTGAAGAATACGACAAAGAACAAGATGCACAATTTGAAACCAATTTGATAAAAGTAAAATCAAATTTAGACAAGTTATTTTGGTATGATAAAAAGATATTTGAACTGTATATTGAATTTGGAAGCCTTAGAAAAGTATCAGCACAAACAGGAATAAAATATGGTGCAATTTATCAAACAATAAAAAAAGTAAAAAAACAGTTGAATGAGAATATTATTAGTAGGTAGTTTTAACAACGGTGTATTCTATCACAGACTGCAAGTGCCTTATAATGCTTTGCAAAGTGAAGGACATGATGTATTAAAAACACCATCTCTACATTGGGAAGGTGGAATGGTTACTGTTGAAGAATTAAAGCAGTTTGATGTGATTGTTTTCAACCGTAACATATCGGACATCTTAGACCCTTCACCAATATTTGCCAAAGCTAAAATAGCAGGAGTAAAGATAATAATGGATTTGGATGATTATTGGGATATAGTACCCGGTCACCCAATGTTTAGTTTTGCCCGGAAGACTAACTTTGCAAAATGTATTCAAGACCAATTGAAATATGCTGACCACATCACCACAACACATTCACATTTAAGAAGTCAAATAATCAAATTAGGAATAGACAAGAGTAAGGTAACAGTTTGCCGAAATGCAATAGACCCAAATGAACCACAATACAATCAAGATTTTACAGTTGAGAATAAATTAATGTGGCAAGGTTCAAGCACACACGCAATGGATTTAGAACTGTTGGGAGAAATACAGGAACCAATTACTTTATGCGGTTATCACTATTCTGATGAATGGTTTAAAATGTGCGGTAAAATAAAGCACCCGTTAAAAAAGGATATGTTAAATGTGAATGAATATATGAATCATTATCACGATACTTCCATAGCTTTGATACCTTTAAAAAATAATCAGTTTAACAAAAACAAATCCGAATTAAAGATGATTGAAAGTGGATGGGCAAAGAAGGCGGTAATAGTATCAGACATACACCCTTATTCTATGCTTTCAAATCACATGGTTAATAGTTTGGTGTGTAAAGATAAGGCAGACTTCCAAAAGTATGCTACAATGCTGTTAAACAATGCTAATATGCAAAATGATTTAAGTAGTAAACTACATCAAGAAATTAAAGATAGATATTTGATTGATACAGTAAACGAAAGGCGATTAGAAATATTAAACAAATGGAAATAAGCGAAGGATTACTTCAAAAAGTAAAAGAATATAAAACTTCTCAAGCAGTTAGCTTAGGAGAATACGGTAATGAGTTAAAACATTTTTACCAACAAACCTACCACGCTTCGGTAGATTTAAATTGCAGCGGTTGTATTGGTAGAGCATTAACAAGGATTATTCGAGATAAAAATATATGAGTTTAATTGCTATGGCGGTGAAAATATTGTATATTTGTATATGGTAAAAATATATTCATTGATAGACCCAATAAATAATAATATAAGATATATTGGTAAAACAATTACTCCATTAAATGAACGATTAAAAGTTCATATTAATCAATCTAAAAAAGCAATAAAACCAACACATAAAGAGGCATGGATAAAATCATTAATTTTAAAAGGGGAAAGGCCAATTATAAAATTAATTGAAGAAGTTGAAATAGAAAAATGGGTTGAAAGAGAAATTTATTGGATTAAACATTATCCAAAATTAACTAATATTTCAATAGGCGGAGATGGTGGAAATTTGGGAGGCAAACATACTAATGAAAATTTAAAAAGATTAAGTATTAATGCAAAAAATATTAAAGGGTTTTATAAAAGTGGATTAGGTAGAAAATGGACAGAAGAACAAAAGGAAAAAAGAAGATTAAAACCAGCATGGAATAAAGGATTAAAAGGTAAAAAGGCATCAAATGAAACAAAATTAAAAATGAGTAATTCACATAAAGGACATAAAAGAAAAGGTTTTAAATGGTCAGAAGAAGCTAAATTAAAATTTAAAGAAAGTCATGCAAAAGGATGGGAAACAAGACATAAAAATAAGGAGGTTATATGTGTGCGCTAATAAGTATGGCGGTGTTTGACACCGAAGAAAATCAAAAGTCTGAATTGACTTATCAAACTTTGTACTCACTACGAAGAACGGTAGACCTAAACAAACATAGGTTATTCGTGATTAATAATAATTCCTGCCGAAGAACAAAGGATATGTTAGATGTTATGAGCAAGGAACGACACCACAAATTTACTGTTATTACTTTGCCAGAAAATATCGGAACTGCCGAAGCTGTAAATTTAGGATGGAAACATAAGCTACCCGGTGAAAACCTAATCAAGATGGATAACGATGTAGTAATTCATTCCGTTGGGTGGGTTGATGAATTAGACAGGGCAATTGAACGTGATAAAACAATAGGAATTATAGGACTTAAAAGAAAAGACTTATGGGAAAATCCATTTAGAAATGATGCATGGCATTCTGATTTAAAAATGTTACCACACGAATCGGGGCAATCGTGGATTATAGTAGAAGAAGTTAAGCACGTCATTGGTACTTGTCAAATGTATTCCGCTGCATTAATTGAAAAGATAGGATATTTATATCAACCCGGACTTTATGGTTATGATGATGTTTTAGCAAGTCACCGAAGCCAAATAGCAGGGTTTTATAATTGTTTCTTGCCACATATTGAAATAGAACACATTGACCAAAAAGAAACACCACATTGGCAATGGAAAAGAGATGAAGCCGAAAAGAAGAATGTTGAACAACAAAGAACAGTTTGGGAATATCACAACAAAAAAAGAAGCATTTATTATAATCCATATGAAAAATAAAATACCACACATTTACGAATCAATAACAGGTTGGTTCAGTTTTCAGGACTTTTATAGTTTAATCGTTAAAAAGTTTCCTTCGGGTTCAAGGCTTGTGGAGGTGGGTACTTATTATGGGTGTTCATTCTCTTACTTAGTTATCGAATCGTTAAACGCAGGTAAAGTATTTGACATTGTTGGAATTGATGCAGCACCTGAAGGATGGGGAGTTGAAGAAAACTTTGACAAAAATATGAAACCCTTTGAAGGTAAGTATCGTAAAATGTTTGGGGGTAATTCCTTTGATAGGATAAAAGAATTTGAAGATGAATCTGTAGATTTTATGTTTATTGATGCAAACCACACCTATGAATTTGTTATTCGGGATATTCAGGCAGCATTACCAAAGATGAAACCGGGTGGAATAATTGCCGGGCATGATTTCAACGGTGCGCATCCCGGAGTAGTTCAAGCGGTCATTGAATCTTTTATTGGTGATATTAATTTAGGGCGAGAAGGTGCATATCACAAACCAAATACAGCTGATGGTAAACCGGGCAAAAGATTAGAATACCTAAAAGGGCAAGACGTATGGATTGTTCAGTTATAATAACTGCCAACGGTTCAGGGGAACGAATGAAGGCTATAACTGATAGTCCTAAATTTTCTTTGTACTATGGTAATAAAAGAATACTTGAACATTTATTAATTATTTTCCCAACTGCGAAAGTATTAACACATTATTCGATTCCCTATATTGACCAGTCTAAGATAATCAAATGCAAACCGACTAATTCCCGAAAAGAAACACTTGAAAACTTAAAGGGAATGAAAAATGTTTTGATAGTGGATTGTGATATATTAGTTGAAAATATGTCATTTGCTTTTATCCAAAAGGATATACTATGTAAAAAAGGAAATGTAAACTCAGGACTTTATTATTTTGCACATATGGACAAAGCACTGGCAAAAATGCAAGGTGATGCAATCGAAACAGGAATGAACAATCCTTTAATTCATCCACTTGAAACAATCCATTTAGGCACACCCGAAGAATATTATAACGCAATACTATGATAATATCAATTGACTTCGATAACACCCTTGCAATGGGCAACGGTTCACACATTGAACTACTCCAACCTAACCGAGAATTAATAGAACGGTTAAACAAAGTTAAAGGCTATAAAAAAATAGTAACCGCAAGGGGTGCAAAGTATGGATTAGATGAAGACATTAAACGAAAGATTTATGAACTACCAATAAAAATATGGTTAAACACTTATGGGGTAAAGTTTAATGAAATTTCATTTAATAAAGAATATGCACATCTTTACATTGATGACATGACCATCCGACCTGATGAAGATTTCACCGAAATACAATCCAAGTTTACAGGTAATCAAATAATTCAAACTAAAGACAGCGTTATCAAATATTGTAAAACATCACTTCAAGAAGCTAAGTGGTATGAGTTAGCTGGGTACGAGGGAATAAACATTCCTAAAGTTTTATTTGTAAATGATGAATTGATTATTACTCAAAAGATACAAGGCAATAAACCTACTCCCGAAGATATATTAGACCTACTGATTAAATTTAAGGAAATAAAATCATATTCACAGGCGAATTTTCAAACCTACATTGATAACATACCACACCCAAAGATTAAAGAATACTTAGGTGACATCTATAAACAAATGAAACCTACTTTTTTTCATGGTGATTTATCAACTACCAACGTATTAACCCGATTTGGTAAAACTTATCTAATAGACCCAAACTATAAAGGAATATTTGGGAATTACCAAACCGATGCAGGTAAAGCTATTTGGTCTTTCCTTGTTTATGAACGTGACTTACAATCCGCAAAAAGAATAAGCCATGATAAGAATGTATGGTTATTAGCAGCAGCCGAAGGAAGTAGAGTAGCAAAGTATAACGAAAAGTATAATTCATTTGTAAATAATATCCTTGACATCTATGAGAGTATGCCTAATATATAGTGGATGGCTAAGAACCTACCAATATTGCAAACCTAATCATATTGAAATGTTAGGAGTTCATGATGAATTTCACATCAACGAAAACAACACTGATATAGATTATCACAAAGAAGACATAGAAGAATACAACCTTCACCGCATCCCCGAAACAGTTGTAAGACATACATTAAACCAATGGCGAAATAATTGGTTAGCATTTAACAAAGTACCAATGATGAGTTATGACATACTTGTAAGAATGCGTTATGATGTGGAACTAACAAACAAAATTGACTTTTCTACTTATAATATTGAGGACAATGTTGTTTATATTCCCGAAGGAAATGATTACCGGGATGGATGCAATGACCAGTTAGCTTTTGGAAACTTTATAACTATGCAAAAATACTTTTCAGTATATCAACATCATAAAGAAATATTTAGCAAAGGTTATAAGTTCCACACCGAAAGCTATCTTAAAAGAAACCTTGAAATGCAAGGAGTAAAAATAATTAGAATACCAACCCAAACAATAATTAAAAGGTAATGGGAGTACACAAAGCAGTTGATGAATGGAATCAAGAAGGATTTAAAGAACTATTTAGCTTAGTTCATATTAGAGTATTTAAAAAGATATAATTATGGCAATGGGAAGACCGAGGGTAATAGAAAGCCCCGAAATATTAAAAGACTTATTTGATAATTACCAAAGATTAACTAAACTTAATCCTATTATAGTAGTTGATTTTGTAGGAGGGAAAGGAAGCAGAGCCGAAAGAGAAAAGGAAAGACCTTTGACAATGGAAGGATTTGAAATATTTTGTTTTAAAGAAGATTACACCGCAGATTTAAGTAGATATTTTGCAAATAAAGACGATAAATATTCAGACTTTTGCGCTATCTGTTTATATATTAGAAAGGTAATAAGAGATGACCAAATTTCAGGCGGCATGGCAGGTATCTACAACCCAAGCATCACCCAACGTCTTAACGGATTGGTAGAGAAGACACAAACCGATTTAAATGCTAACGTAAACATTCTAAACATAGACCCTCTTGAATGATTCAGCAGACCACAGCACTAAGAAAGATAAGCGGATTAAAGAAGCGTATTAAAGTAATACGAGGTGGTCAAGGTGCAGGTAAGACAATATCAATATTAATTCTATTAATTAATCACGCCAGTAGCAAAGCTAACAAAGAGATTCTAATAGTATCTGAAGAACTAACTAAGATGCGTTTAACGGTCATCAAAGACTTTGTTAAAGTGATGCAGTTAGCAGGAATATATCAAGAGAGCCATTTCTTAGCAGGTACTTTATATAGATTTAAAAATGGTTCATTCATTAAGTTTATTGGATTAGATAAGGAAGACATAGGCAAAGGATTAAGATGTGACATAGCTTATTTTAATGAGGTAAATAAAATAGACTTTGAAAGCTACCGACAAGTGGCAAGTAGAGCAAATAAGATATTTTGTGATTACAATCCCGATGCAGAGTTCTTTATAGACAAGGAGGTAATAGGTAGAGATGATTGTGACTTCCTTCAACTTACCTATGCTGATAATGAGTTATTAGATGAGAACGAAAGAAAAGAGATACTAAGCTATAAAGACAAAGGATATAACCCCGATGGCACTATATTAAATGAGTATTGGGCAAACCTTTGGAACGTTTACGGACTTGGAAACATTGGAAGCCTTAGAGGTGTAGTGTTTAGTAATTGGACAGACATTGAACAATTACCACAGGAAGCTAAACTATTGGGTTACGGTGCAGACTGGGGATTTACTAATGACCCGACAACTTTAATAGGTATCTACCAATGGAACGGACAATATATCTTTGATGAAATAATCTACCAAAAAGGATTAGTCAATAGTGAGATAGCAAATATGTATAAAGCAAAGGGAGTAGATAGAAGTGTAACGATATGGGGAGATAGTGCAGAGCCTAAAACCATACAAGACATATCTAACTATGGATACAGAATTAAAGGTGCTGACAAAGGAAAGGACAGTGTTATGTTTGGAATTAGTCTTATGCAGGAACAGAAGTTCTTAGTCACTAAACAATCCACTAACCTAATCAAAGAACTACGAAGTTATATTTGGGATACAGATAGGTCAGGAAAACAAATTAATAAGCCTATTGATGCCTATAATCACGGAATTGACAGTTTACGTTATTACTTTACATCGTTAAATAAGAACTATGGAAAGTATGATATTAGGTAAAAGTATTATATTTGAAACAATGAATTGGGAAAACATTAGTATTAAGCAATCATACGAACTTCAAAAGGCAAGTGAGTTGTATGAAGATGAGTTTGATAAGAAATTAGCAGTCTTAGCAGCGATAGAGGGTTTAACCTTTGATGAGGCATTAGAGTTAAAGATAAGTGAGATAACTAAGCTAACGGCTAAGTATGGCTTTTTAGAGCAACCGATTAAAACCAAGTTAGTAACTAAGTGGAACGGATATAACTTTGTCATCAAGCTAAGTGATATGAAGGCAGGGCAAATGATTGACTTCTTAGAAACCTGCAAGGAAGACTTATCAGATAAGATTCATATTATACTTGCCATCCTTGACACTGGAGATAAAGAGTTTGATACTAAAGCAGATGACATATTACATAACTGCCCAATCACAGTTGCAAAAGGAATAAGTGATTTTTTTTTTCGCAAATACAACTTGTCACCAAGAATTATCCAAGACTATTCCCTCAAGAAATTGAAGGAGATGAACAAGATATTGAAGAGCCAAGCCCAAACATTAGCGGAAACTTCTTAGAGGTTTACAGTTGGTTTATATGGTTGGAGAAGTTATCAAAGGTATGTAATTGTCGGACAGTTGAAATATACGATTGGAAGGCAGCCGAACTACTTAATTGGATGGAATACATTTTGAACAAAGAAGCATTTGAAAGTTTACAGAAATGAGTAAAGAATTAGATTTTTTAGAAACCTTTTTCCAAACAGCTATTGATAAAATAGTAGATAACCTTTCAACTATGAAAGATAGTAAAGGTCACAACAGGTTTAGTAGTGGTGTAACAGCACAGGAGGTAGGACAACCCGATAACCAACAGATAACAGAGTATGCAACTAAGTGGGTGGTTCAAATCTATATGCCTTACTACTACGAGTTTATTGATGAAGGTGTAAGTGGTTGGGCAAACGAGAAAAAGAACACAGGAAGGTTCAAGTTTAAAAAGAACGGCAGACCAATACCACGTGAAGCTATCCTTTCTTTTATGCGAAATAGGGGAATAGTGTATGATGGTTACCAAGATGATAAAAAGAAGAAAGGTGTTAAGAGTAAACAATCCATCAAGGATAAGTTAAACCAATTAGCCTACATAATCGGCAGGTCAATAAAAAGAAAGGGAACAGAAGGAGTACCGTTTTATTCAAGCGTAATGACTGAAGACTTTTTTAAATCCTTTGAAACTAACTTCTTAGATGTGTACGGTGATAAAGTTCTAAACGACATTGAGTTTGTTTTTAAAAACAAAAGCTAAATTATTACTTTTAAGAATAGTATGGCAATTACTATTCAACAGCAACCATTCACAAGCGGAACATCTTATTTCTTTCCCGTTGGTAATCCAATAGAATTTTTAGTAAGTTCATCTTTAAGTACAGCACCTAATTTTAAAATAGAGGTTAAGGTATATTCACCTGACACAGATGCTACACCTATTGCAACTTTAAGATATGACATAATACCTTCCACTACTCAAATATTATTTGATGCAAGGCAAATCTTACAGTCAAAGATAACAGAGGGAATTACTAACCTAAGAACAAGTGCAACAGGTATTAAGTACGAAACCACTAAATACAAAACAGCAAAGGTTACATTCGGTGAAAGCTATGGAGCAATACCATCAGTAACAGGAAGCCCGACATCATCGGGAGTATTTAACTTTTATAACGGATTCTTTAAGTATCAAGGTTGGGCAGCTAACGATTGGCAAGACTACAATCTTAATAGTGGTACAGGCACAAATCAATTTAACAAACTACTTACCGGGTTTGACAATGGAGTAAGTGCAACAGATGCGGCAGTTAGTGCAGCACCTGCAACATACTTCAAAGGCGGTTACAACGTTAAGAAAATAAACTATAATCAATTAACACAAATTCAATGGCTATGGAAGGGTGCAAGTGGTTCATTCAGTATTGCACAGTTTGCATTCTTTACAGAAGCACCTGCACTTTCATTTAGTTATTCTACATCTGTAACTTCAGTAGCTTCTATGCAATCAATGAACATAGGAACGGCAGCCTTGTTAGCAATAGGAAGCGGAACTATATTAGGATTAGACAGTAATGAAAAGTATTTCTATGTTTGTATTAAAACAGGTGGTGCAGGTTATCAGTTAAGCAAATGTTATTTATATGAAATAGACTGGACACCTTGTTCCAAATTTGAAACCTTTGAGATACATTGGTTGAATAGATACGGTGGATGGGATAGTTGGATTTTTAACAAGCGTTCACGTCATACAACCGAAATAGAACGGCAGAGTTACAATCCAACATTCCTTCCAATATCAGGAAGCACGATAGTAAGAAACAGCTACGATATAACAGGAAAGAATTTTATTGTAAGCACCAAAGAAAGCTACACACTAAATTCAGATATATTAAAGCAATGGGAACTTGATGGATTAGAAGATTTAATTACTTCTCCTATGGTTTATTGGAATAGTGCCGATGGATTTGTAAACATTACCGTTAAAGACCCAAATGTATTTGAACATAAAACAAACACCGTAGATAAATTATTTAACCTTTCGTTTAGTTTTGAGATTGATAACCAAGATAGAAGACAATGATAAATGTATTTATTAATGGTGTTAATTGCCCGATTGTAAATGATGATTCAATATTAATTACTAAAAAGATAGTTGATATTGAAAACCCCGAACAAAAGCAGATAGATTACTCAAAGGGATTCTTAATTCAGAACACACCTGCGGTAGCTACTTTATTTGGGATGATATTTGAAGTCAACAAAGAAATTCAAAACACATCTTTAACTAATTTCAATGCAGACTTTAACCCGAACTTAAAAGCTAAGTGTGTTGTTATGAATGACAATGCAATAGTTATGAGTGGGTTTTGTCAAATGATTGATATAGTTATCTTAGACGGCAATAAAATAGCCTACAATGTAAACGTATATGCTGCCATTGGAAACTTCTTTAACGATATTAAGAATTTAAAGTTAAGTGATATTAGTTTTACTGACTTAAATCATTCTTGGACAAAAGCAAATGTTGAAGCAAGTTGGACACCGACATTAGGAGTAGGTTATGTATATCCAATGATTAACTACGGACTAACCAATAATATAAATACTTTAAGTGTTACTCAATTTAGACCAGCAATATTTGTTAAGGACATTATAGATAGAATATTCACGGCAGCAGGATGGAGTTATTCAAGTGCCTTTTTAAATAGCACAAGATTTAAAAGTTTAATTCTTCCTTTTACACAAGAAAAGCTACTTAATTCTAACGGAACAATAGTGGCACGTAGTTTTACAGTAGGCAAAGGAACATCACAAACGGCTACAAGTGGAAACTACAATGATAAAGCAAGTCAGCCTATATTACAATTAACCACAGCAACAGGAACAGTTGGAGGTCATTTATTGTCAAATGACTTTTACGGAGGATTTAATACAGGTACTTATACATGGACTTGTACCGACAGTGGTAATTATAAATTTGGAATAGAAGCTGAAATGTTTATGACAGCTACTACAAGTAAGCCAGTATTAACAGGTGGTTGTTCAATAAATTTAGTAATAGAACGTTCAGGAATTAGAGAATATGCAGATTTATGGACAATAATATTTAATACTTTTACAGGTAGTACGCAAGTTTCAGCAACATCAACATTAAAGCAAACTTCAAATACACACTTATTACAAACAGGAGATAAGGTTTATTTGGTTGCTACTAATTTTTATGTAGAACTTGATGCAAGTTATTTAAATATAAAATTAGGTTCTAAAGTAAACGGTGATATGAATGTTACTATTAATTCATTATTTCTTCAAAATATTCCACAGCCTGAAATAGTTTTAGGAGATACTATAAATGTTAGTGATTTATTGCCTTCTGATTATTTACAAAAAGATTTTATTTTAAGTTTAAGTAAAATGTTTAATCTTTACTTTGACCAAATAAACGATAAGACATTATTAATAGAGCCACGTGAAGACTACTACACATCTGATGTAGTTGATTGGACAACCAAAATAGACATAGGACAAAACGTTGTTTTTACACCTATGGGAATGAACCAACAAAAACGTTACAAGTTTACTTACGAGCAAGACACCGACAGACTTAACAACTCTTATTATACAGCAAATAAAGAAGTTTATGGAAGTGAATTTATTGATATTGAAACTGATTTCTTAACCGAAACAAAAGAGATAAAACCAATCTTTGCAGCAACTCCATTAAGTAATTTAACAGGTGATGACAAAATAGTAAGTGATTTTACATTTGTAGACCAAGACAATCAGGTCAAGCAAGGTAAATCTAAAATAAGAATACTTTATTGGGGTGGTTTATTACCTTGTAAAAGATGGTTTTTAAAATCTGCATTATTAACATCTAAAACTACATATCCTTATGCAGGACATTTAGACAATCCATATAACCCTACGTTTGACTTAAACTATGGTAGTTTAATAAATGTGTATTATGATGCAGCATTAGGAGTAAGACCAGACATAGAAGTTACGGACAACAATCTTTATAAGGCATATTGGGAACAAACAGTATTAGATATAACCAATAAAAACTCTAAAGTATTAGAAGCCTATTTTGATTTATCAGTATTTGATTTTATAACTTTAAGTTTTAGAAAGCAATATTTTATTAAAGAAGCCTATTATAGATTGTTAAGCGTTGAAGACTTTGATATAAGCGGAACAAAACTAACCAAATGTAGATTATTAAAAGTAAATCGTGAAGCAGCTAAAGCAACTTCTGTAAAAATATTAAGAGGTGGCACAGGAGTATATGATAGTGGCAAACCATTACCTTATCGTTATAATATTAATTTAGGAGTAGATGGTAATACTATTAGAACAGATAAAAACTATGGAGGTAGTGACAATATTAATTCGGGAGTTAATACTATTGTAAAAGGTTCAAATAACAATGTGCCAATAGGAGTAAAAGATGTTTTTATTTTAGGTTCAGACAGCACTAAGGTTTATAACGATAGAGTATTTTTATTTAATTCTGATAGTGCTGAAATGAATCGTGATGGTGCAATGTTCAATAATTGTTTAGCTGAATATAAAACAGAGTTTACAGTAGATGATGCATTTTTAAAAGCAATAGATGGAGGTGCAGTAACGGAAGTATTGCCACAATTAGCAGCAAATGAATATTATGATATTACAAGATTTGCATTAGAAGCAATGAATACGGGAACTGGATATAGTTGGACAGGAACAGGAGATATAAAATTAAAAACAGATACTGATGCAACTTTAATGGCAACCATCTTAGGAGTTAATTGGTTAGGATTAACAACAGGTTATGGATTAGGAACGGTAACAGGAGGTTACAATCTTTTAAGAAATGTAAATCTATCAATAGATGGAACTTGGTTAAGTGGAACAACAGATATTAGATTAGTAATTTATTATAAAATAGTAATAGTATAATGGCAGAAAAGAAAATAAGTTTAGACTTAGAAATAAACAAAGGTAGTTCTGATAAGTCGGTAAAAAGTATTAAGACCGAATTAAGGGAAGCCAAAGAAGAAGCTATTGCATTAGCCCGTAAGTTTGGGGAGTTAAGCCCTGAAGCTACAAAGGCAGCAGCTAAATTAGCATCCTTAAAGGATGAGATGGGTGATTTAAACGAAAAGGTAAATGGTTTAAACCCTGATAAGTTTGCAAGACTTTCAACATTAACCAACGGAGTAGTACGAGGATTTCAAGCGGCAAGTGGTGCAGCCGTTTTATTTGGTAATACAAGCGAAGATATAGAGAAAACCATAGCTAAATTACAGGCTACAATGGCATTTGCTGATGGTATTCAGGGTGTAATGGATGCCCGAAAGTCATTTGTTGATTTAGGAAATCAAATAAAAGGTGGAGTAGTTAACGCATTTACATCTTTAACTGCTGCAAAAATAGCAGATGCTCAAGCAACTGGCACAATGACAGCAGCACAAAAGGCTTATGCCTTTGCTGTTGGAACATCAACAGGTGCAATGAAAGTATTTAGAGCCACATTAGCATCAACAGGAATAGGATTATTAGTTATAGCAGTTGGTGTATTAATTAGTAAAATACTTGAATACAATGAATCCATAGATGCGGAAGCCATAGCAGATAAAAAAGCTAAAGATGAAAAAGAAAAACTTAACGAGCAACTTGAAAAACAATATGATAAAACTGAAAAATTAAATGCTGCAAGAGAAGGTGGAATTGACCAACTTAATCGTGAACTAAAATCATTAGAAGCAAATGGTGCATCAGCAGAAGCAATATTCAAAAAGAAACAAGAAATATTATTAGAAGAGCAACGTATATTAGGCAGAGCAAATGCAAGTGGCATTGATAAAGCTAAAGAGTATGCTGATAAAACAAATGAAATTGAAAATAGTAAAGCGGAGTATAAGAAGAAATTAGCAGATGATGCTAAAATACAAGCTAAGAAAGATACTGATAAAGCTATTGAAGATGCAAAAGTAGCAGCAGAAAAAGAAAAGCAAAGACTTGCTATTGATTTTCAGTCTAAGTTGGATTTAATAAAAGATGCTAACGAAAAAGAACTTGTTGAATTTGATGCAAAGAGGGAAGCAGAAAGAAAGGCGGCTGAATTAGTAAATGCTGACCTGATAAAATTTGATAGTGCCACTCTTCTATTGAGAGGAAATATTGAAAGAAATCAAATTGAAGAAAATAATAAAAAGAAATTAGAACAAGAAAAGAAATTTCAAGAAGATTTAAAAAAAATAAAAGATGATGAGTTAGCTTTAACTGAAGAATTAACTAAACAATATTTTGATAAGCAAAGACTTGAAATAACTAACAATCATATTAAAAATAAAACAAGTGATGAAGCATTTGCAAAAGAACTTGAAAATGTAAAAATTAGAGAACTTAACGCTAAATTAGTTGCACAAAAAGATTATGGGATAGATACAACAGCCACAGAATTAGAGATAGCAAATGCAACTAATGAGATAAATACAAAATCAAATACTAAGTCATTAGAAGAACAGAAAAAGTATGAAGAATCATTACAATCTTTAAAATCTCAAGCAATAACAGCAGGGTTTGAATTGCTAAGAGCATTAAATCAAGAGGGTGATAATGCGACAGAAGCAGCACAAAAGAAAGCCTTTGAACGTAACAAAGCAATGGCAATAGCAGAAACTGTTATTACTACTTATCAAGCAGCAGCATTAGCATATAAGAACGGATTGCAAACAGGTGATGTTACTCAAACCACATCTATATTAGGTGCAGCCGTAGCAGTAGCACAAGGTTTAGCAAAGTTAGTAATAATTAAAAAACAAACCTTTAAAGGAACAGGCAGCACAAATACAAGCGGAGGTGGTGGCGGTGGAACTGGTGGTGGAGGTATTCAAGCACCAACAACAGGATTCACACAAATAAGACAACCACAGAACCCAAACCAACCACAACAAAAGCAACCCCCTGTTAAAGTATTTGTAGTACAAAAAGACATCCAAGAAGCTACAATAGCAGCCGATAGAATCACAGCCAAAGCAGTTGTAAAATAAACAAAAATAAATTTAGTACTTATTAGGATATGGAATTACCAGTATTACAAATGTCAGTAGATGACAGCATACAGATAGGAATTACTTGTATGTCATTGGTAGATAGACCTGCAATAAAGGTAGGTTGGATTGCATTTGAAGAGCAGCAAGTAAAATTCTCAATAGAAAATGAGGAAGAACGTATTGTCTTTGGTGCAGTTTTAATACCAAACCAATTAATTTATAGAGAGTTTGAAGGGATAGGGAAATGTAATGTAACTTGTACCGAGGCAAATATCCGTAAAATTAGAGAAAAGTTTTTTAAATCTCAAAACACCACAGCAGTAAATACTAACCATCAAGGTTCACCAGTTCAAGCCTACCTTATGGAATCTTTTATTTCAGACGAAAAGAAAGGAATACCAAATCCTGCACCGTTTGATTCTTTACCTTATGGAACTTGGTATGTAGGTTATAAAATAGAAGATGACCAAGTTTGGGAAGATGTAAAATCGGGCAAGTTTGTAGGGTTCAGTTTAGAAGGTCAATTTAATTTAGACCCACAAGTAAGTGAGGATTCAATCATTAAAGAAATTGAACAGATGCTTAGTAAATTAAACAAATAGTAAATAGTAACTTATTAATAAAATGACAACAATAGAAAAATTAACAAATTTACGTGACAAAATCAAGGTGGCATTTGCGGAATACGATACACCCCCACCCGTAGTTGAGGAAGTAGAAGCGGCTGATTATGTTGAAACAACTTTAGAATCAGGCGAAGCAGTAAGAGCAACACCAACTTTAGCAGTTGGAAGTGTTATGTCTTTAATTTCACCTGATGGTGATATTCCTGCACCTGATGGTTCACACACTTTAGTAGATGGAACACAGGTAGTAGTTTTGGATGGTGTAATTTCAGAAGTAGTAGAATCAGAAATACCCGAAGCAGAATCACCTGACATGGTAGAAATGGGTAAGCATATGGATGATATGAAAACCGAAACAGAAAAACTTAAAATGAGCATTGTAGAAAATGCAAAAGCGGTTGAGTTAAAGTTTGCGGAATTGGAAGCTAAGATAGCAAATCATAACAAGATTAATGAATTGTTAAACGAAGCATTTGTGGCGTTATCTGAAGTGCCTGTAAGCACACCATCACAACCCGTGAAAACAGATACAGTGCAAATGTCAGCACAAGAATTAATACAAGCACAAACTGCAAAGTTTGAAAAATTGAAATTAGAAAAATTTAAAAAATAAACCAAATGGGATTAGTAGTATCAAGTTTAGTAAACTATGTAAACGAGCAATCGAGAGAATTGCTAACAGCCCTGCATTATGAAGGTAAGACAGCACCGTACTTAACCCCAATAGCAGGAGTAAAAAAGACAGATGCATTGCAATTATTTGCATTGACAGCGTATCCACAAGAAGCCACAGGATGTGATTTAGTAGCATCAGGTAGTGCAACATTCACACAGCGTGAAATCACCGTTTCTAAAATTGGATACCGTGACGAACTTTGTATGGATGCTTTGTTACCAAAGTGGACTCAAATGTTACTTGCACCGGGTGCAGCAGGAGAGGATGAAATCACAGCACAGTTAGGTGCTCAAATGAGTGATGAACTTAAAGCCTTAATCGTAGAAAATATTGAAGTAGCAACTTGGCAAGGTAACACCTCTTCAGGTGATGCAGTATTGGCAATGTTTGATGGCTTTATCAAGATAATCACAGCAGCAACAGCAATCAACGGTAACACAGGTAACGTAACAGTAGCAACAGGTATTACAACTTCAAACGTTATTGCAATTGTTAACGCAATGTGTGCAGCACGTACAGAGAAACTAAAACACGCTAACGACCAAGTATTATTTGTAGGAACTGATGTGTTTGACCTTTACGTTCAAGCCTTAGAAACTGCAAACCTTTATCACGTTGACCAAACTAAATGGGTTAATTACGAAATGGGTGTAATTGGTAAGAATGTTACTTTGGTAGGAGTACCGGGATTAACAGGAACAAGTAAACTTTATCTTGGACAAAAGCGTAACTTCTTCAAAGGTTTTGACCTTTTGGATGATTCTGATAAGGTTGAGTGGAAAATATTGGAAAGCGACAAAATGAGATATACTGCCAAATTTAAAATGGGTGTACAGGTTGCTTATCCTTCTGAAATCGTAGAATTTATATTAGTATAATTATGCCGTGTGCTTTAACCCAAGGATTCGTAAAAGGTTGTAAAGATTCAACAGGAGGTGTTAAGGAGTTTTTCTTAGCAAACCGACCTACTGACTTTGCCGTAACAAAGAATGCAAGTGGTCAAGTAACAAGCTATACAGGAACAGTTGCGTGGTATAAATATATACCACGTAAGCAGACTTCAACTTTTGGTGAATCAATCACTACAAGTGAAGAAAATGGAACAGTATTTTTTGCCCAAACAGCCCAATTACTTTTAAGTAAAATGGAAGTAGGAAAGCAAAGAGAGATATTGTTACTTGCACAGGCTGACCTATTATTAATTGCCAAAGACCAAAATGGATTCTACTGGCTTCAAGGAGTTGACAACGGTGTCAATTTAGCACCAAGTGAAGCAACAGCAGGAAAAGCGTATGGAGATATGAACGGTTACACGCTTAACTTTGAAGCGGCTGAACCAAGTAATATGCCTACAATATACTTCCCTGCATTTAGTGGAAACATATCAGGATAATCATTAGTAAACTATCAAAGGAGGCTGTAAGTAATTACAGCCTTTTTTGTTTTATAAACAATTTTAAATATTTTACTTATTAAGGAAATGGTTATAATTAATAGAGCAGCCACAAGTATATTAGATTTGACTTTAACAGAAAATGTTACTTTAACAAATCCATATTATTTATTTGTGTTTACGAATAAGACAACCAATAAAGTTAGTACTTGTTTTTTAACTGACACAAGTGTTTACCCTGAAAGATACAACCGTTTCAATTTAACAGAACCTGCAAACGTGACTTTAATTTCGGGAGATTACATTTATCAGGTATATGAAAAATCAGTAGTAACACAGACTATTCCAAGTGATGAGTATTTATTGGAAACAGGAATAGCAAGAGTGCCAGTAATAGCATTGACAGAAACCGAATTTGAAAGCACATTGAACGTAGCACCAATAGTTTATGAAACAACCGATTAAAACAGAACCAAATATTTATTCGGTTGATTTGTCCGTTTATAATAGACCATCATTTGCTGAAGGATACACCAACGGCAAACGATGGATAAGCAGAGGCATAGATAACCTATTTCCTATTTATCTTATTGACCTTTACAATCAAGGCAATACACACGGTGCAGTAGTAGACGGCAAGATAAGTTATGGAGTAGGAAGGGGTTTGTTTATTAACCCTGAAAAGGCAAATATGATTGAAGTTGCAAAGGCAATGCAATTTTTAAAGCGACCTAATCCATTTGAAAGTTGGGATGCCTTAATTAAAAAGACTTGGACTAACTTTGAGATACATAACTCTTATGCCTTTGAAATATTAAGAAACCAATTTGGCAAACCTATTGAGGTTTATAACATAGACATAGACCGTATTGCAGAAGATAGAAACGACAGTTCTATTTATCTTTATTCTTTAGACTGGGAAACAAGATTCTCAACACCTATAAACCGACAAACTAATTTTAATCCTAAAATATTAGAACTACCAAAGTATGACCCAAAGGTAATTCACGATAGATGTATTTTGGTGCATTACGAACCAAGACCCGGTATGAAGCATTATTCATTACCACCTTACATTAATGCCTTAGAAGCTATTGAAGAAGAAATAGAGATAGCCCAATTTCATCTTAACAATGTAAAGAACGGATTTGTAGGTGGCACGATGGTTAATTTCTTAAACGGTAATGCAACCGATGCAGAGAAAGACCAAATAGAAAAAAGATTTAATGCAAAGTTTGCCAACGGGAACGGTTCAAAGATTCTATATAATTTTGCAGATGGTAAAGACCAAGCAGCCGAAGTATTACCACTTCAACCAAACACCTTAGATAAGCAATTTGAACTAAGAGCTAAGGCAGTTCCTGAAAACATAATTATAGGACATAGAGCAGTAAGTGGAATGTTATTTGGTATTAAAACCGAAGGACAATTAGGAGGTAGAACAGAGATATTAGAATCATACGAACTATTTAAAGAAACGTACGTAAAGCCAAGACAAGATACTGTTTTAGGTTCAGTAAATAAGATATTTGAAATATTTGGATTAAGTCCAATAGTAGAGGTTAAAGAACTGAAACCTTTAGCTAATATTCTACCATTAACGGAATCTACTATTGCTCAAATAGTACCTAAACAGGTTCTATTGGATTATGTTACTGAAATGTATGGATTAACTATACCTGAAGCAATACAACCCGTTAAATTAAGCGAAACAAAGCCCTTTTATTTTGATACAGTAGGTGAAAGTGCTGACAATTATGAGGAAATAGAGTGCCACCCAGTGCATTTTAACGATGATTTAAGCCCTATTTTTAAGTATAATGAGGCTGAATTTATCAAATTAGCTGAAGGAGATGAGAAAACAACAGCCACAACAGGTGGTAACATACCTAAAGTAGAGCCAAAAACACCTAAATTAAGCCCTTTAGTCATCAAATATAGGTACGGATTAAGACCCGATGCACCTGCATTGCAGTCAGAAAGTAGGGATTTTTGCCAAAGAATGATGGGTTTAGCTAAAAGTGGCAAGTTATATACAAAAGAAGAGATATTAAACAACCCTGATATTAGAACAAACGATATGGATAACTTTGATATTATCAATAATTCAAGTGCTTGGTTATATCGTGGTGGTTGGTATCGTGACCCGAATAAAGAGGTGGCAGTTCCTTTTTGTAGGCACATTTGGAATCAAGTAGTAGTAAGAGCAAAGTAATGGCAGTAGTATATTTATTAAGTGCAGCAGATTTTAAGACTTATACACCCGTTCACGGTAACGTGGATGATAAGTTTATCCAACAATCTATCTTAGCTTGTCAGGATATGTATGTCGTTGAAATAATAGGAACAGACCTTTACAACAAGTTAATTACTGATTGCCCAAACGTAACTGGTAACTATAAGATTTTACTTCAGGATTATTTACATAAGGGAATGAGGTATTGGATTATGGCTGAAATTGGAAGCATCCTATCAAGAAGGTTTACCAACATTGGATTCCAAGAAAAGTACAGCGAAAATTCAAGCAATGTAGATAGAGAAAATCTGTTAAGTGATTACGGCAATATGATGAACAAAGCTGAATACTTTGCAGACAGAACAAGAAAGTATCTTTGTGCAAATGAAACTTTATTTCCTGAATATTTAACTTCGGGAACAAAAGATGATGACATCCTTCCTAAAAAGGATTTGTTTAAAAGTTCAATTTATTTAGGAGGCATTAGACATAAATATTCAAACTTTGAAAGAATAGATGATGACGATGACTGTTGTTCGTAAACAAAGAGAAATAAATAAAGGTAGAGGTAATAGTAAGAATAAAGAAAATCTTGCCAAATTAGAAGCATATATAAAACTAAATGACATTAAATCAGATTTTCAAGATAATAGAAGGGTTAGCAAATAGCCACAGTAATATTAATACTGTAATATTTGGTGCTAATTCGGAAATTGACAACTCTGATGTTGATGGTATTTTAATGTGGTATGACGTAAGTCAGGGAAACACAGATGGAACACAATTAAATTATAGTTTTGAATTAGCGTTTTTAGACGTTCTTAATCCTGATTTAAGCAACTTAAAGGATATCATGAGTGATACATTACAAGTTGCTCAAGATATTTCGTCTGCGATATATAATTATGATGGTGATGTTGAATTTGACTTACCTAAAAAGAGTTCAATCCAACCGGTAGAGCATAAATATTTAAGCGATTATGCAGGACATACTTTATCTTTTACAATAAATACACCTTATGAGTGGAATGAATGTTGGATTCCTGAAAGAACAACACCAACACCAACACCACAACCTTTGTTTACTGTTTATGACAATAATTTAGTATTTGTTGGAACGGTAGCAGGAGATGACTTACAAGTAATAGCAAAAGACACCAACCTTAATATAATAAATGCAACATACACGTTGGTAGGTAATGTATTAACTTTGTCAAATATTCCAACAGGGTTAGTAGACTATATACTTACACAAGATGGAGGATTCTTATTGCAGCAGGATAGTAGCAAATTAGTAATAAATTAAAAATAATGGCAGA